ATCAATAATACGTACACACAAATACAAACTTGATACTGGCAGGTGTGAGAATGGCAAAGAATAAATTGACTTCTCATATGGGTAGAGCAGAAATGGATATGTTGAACATTTAACAATCGAAAATGAGAGCAGACAAAAAGAAATCATTATCAGCAGTAGGAAAAGAAATGCTTAAGAACCCAATTGCCAAGTTGCAAGATATCGCAAATGCAACAGGATTATCTGTTGGTAATGTTCACGATAAATTGAAAGAGCTTGAAAAAGAATGAAAAAAAGACGATAGGATCATCCAATTGACTGATGAAGACTTCAGAATGATGAAAGATATTCAGACTGAGAAGTTTTGAAGACTTAGTGAAAGTCCAGAAGCTATAAACAACGGAGATCTTGATAAATGGGAAAATACAGCAGTAAGAAGATACTCACTATTCAGATGATCCGCAACGAATAAAGAATGATGACTAAACGCATTATCAGACAAAACAGATTCTGAACTATTAAATATGATAAATGGCATTCAGTAAAAACGATATACAGAAAGAACTTGCAATAAGGGAATTATCAAGAAGGAAGTTAGAATACTTCACTACTTATATTGACCCTTTTTTTTGAGAAAAGAAATGATACATAGTGAAACCATTCCATGTACAGATTATCGAATGAATAGAACGATTGTACAAAGGAGAAACAAAAGCCAACAGACTAATGATATCAGTTCCTCCACAACATTGAAAGTCTACTATAAGCTCTCAAAGGTTTCCATTATGGGCACACTTACAAGATCCAACACTAAACACAGTACTAGCAAGCTACTCCCAAGATCTGTCCAAATCACACCTCTCGAAAATGAGACAAGCCATCTCAGGAAGCAAACTAAACAAGCTATGAATATTAGATCTCATATCAGACACAGCAACAAGCTATGAACTCAAGGAATGATGAACATTTAATGCGGTTGGTGTATGAGGTTCTCTGACAGGAAAGCCAGTTGATCTAGGAATTATCGATGATGTGCATAAAGATAGACTGGAGTATGAAAGCGAAACTATAAGAAACTCTGTATGGGATTGGTATACCTCTGTTTTCCTTTCTCGTCTCCATAACGATTCCAAACAACTCCTAGTAATGACAAGATGGGGAGAAGATGACCTCTTCGGACGGATTCTAGAGCTTGAGTGACATTTATGGGAAGTTATCAATATACCAGCAGTATCAGACTATCAAGATAAGACAGTAATATTCCCAGAGAAGTTTTCTTTTGATTTACTTATGGAAAAAAGGAATATTAATGAGCGAGACTTCCAATCTCTCTATATGGGAGATCCTATAAATGAATGAGGCTGAGATTTCAAATCAGAACACTTTCAGTACTACGAAGAAATGCCAAAGGATCTAAAAATATATTCTTTCCTTGATCCAGCTATCAGCGAGAAGCAAGAAGCGGATTATACAGCAATAGTCACTATAGGTATTGATACAAACAATCGTATATATGTACTTGATATTATACAAGAGCGTATGAACCCTACTGATATCATCAATGCTGTATTCTCTACATATATGCAATGGAAGCCTACATACTTTGGTATTGAGGTAGTTGCGTATCAGAAGATGCTAGCACTTGAGATACGGAAGCAAATGAACCTGAGAAACATATTCTTCAACCTTATGGAAGTGACTCCAATGGGAGAAAAGAATGCAAGAATAAGAACACTACTCCAACCGAGATATGGCAATGCTAGTATTATCCACCCGAAGTATCACAATAAAATCAAGGAACTAGAACTAGAACTACTTAAATTCCCGAATGCAAAGCACGATGATATAATAGACGCTCTATCCGCTTGTCTCAAGATATCGCAAGTACAATCTTCCTGACTCTACAAAACAATCACCAGATCCTCTCCTTTCTAAAAAACTAGACAATTAAAAAAAAAGAATATTATAATAATAACTAATATACACTATGAAACTATTCTGACTTAATGAGGCTGAGATTATCAAACAAGTACGCCAAGAATACGATATCTGACTCCAATCAGTAGACAAACTCCGCAAGATCAGAGAAGACGATAAGGTTCTATTCTTTGACGCTGATGTAGACAACAAAAAAATACAAGTTCGTACTATCCTCCAATGACACCGAATGAAGATGGCAATCTATTACAAGAACAAGCCAAAGATAGAATGGGCTCGTCGTAGATCCTGAGATACTGATCGTGCAAAGAATGTTAATCGTGCTATGCTATTCGATTACAAAGAGATGTGAATGGAGATCGTAGACTATCTCACACAAGACGCAATAAGCAAAGTATGAGTTGGAATAAATGTAAGTGGCAGGTTCAACATAGATACTGTTTGTCCAAAGATCGAGAACATTGACCCTCTCAAGTGGATTCCTGATCCAATGGGTTGACCAACTATCGAAGATCACAGATGGTGCGGGTTCGAAAGCAACTATATGCAGAAGTGGCAGATGAAAAAACTCTGATTTGCTAATATCGACGAAGCAACACCAAGAGACTATGTAAGATCTGAACAAGCTCAAGACAATGCGAATGCAGTAGTGCAAACAAGCGATGACTCACCGAACAAAGAGTTCGATGTGTATCTTCATATGTTTCAATCAGGTGGGAAAAAGTACCAAGTGTATATGAATGGAGATAAGACAACTATCCATCTACTTGAACATCTCAAACCTGTAACACTAGAGGAAAAGAAAAATGAAACACTCATACCTTTTCCAGTCATGCTCAAGTATGGTTTCTACATACCAAATATGCCTTTTGGACTCTCTACTGCTGACTTGCTACGAGATACTCAAAGCAATCTATCTAAGCTCTACAATCTATATATTGCAATGGTGTATCGCAACACCTTTGGTGGCGATCGTCTTGTAAGAGCTGGAGAACTTGAAGATCCTGACTCTCTCAATACTCCATCTATCGAGGGGAAAGATATAACTATCAAAGACACAAACAGGAGTCTCAATGATATCATAATGGAGATACCAAGAGAACAGACGACACAGATGCAGAACAATATGATCGATATACTGAAACGCAATGGTTCTGAGTCTCTCGGTGCAGAGTCAACACAGCAATGAGTTCTATCGGACTCAAATAAAACACTCGGAGAACAAGAGATGGCAGCAAAGAATGCAAACCTACAATTCGCTCTCGAAGAAAAAGTAATGCTATGGTGAGAATCGTTCAAATGGAAGTATCTCTGGTATCGTCCATACCTTGCTAATATGAAGAGTTCAGAGGTAAAAGACATTTCCCTTTCTGAATGAGTAACACGAGAGTTCTTTGCATTCAAAAAAGATGAGTTCGTTGGTAGAGAGATGCTCGCACTAGAAGTAGTCAGCTCATCTGATATGCAACAAGACTCTAGTAATAAGGCTGAAAAGGCTGTTATACTACAAGGACTCATTGCAGGTGCAACAAGTGAAGGAGAGAAACGAAAGTATTACAGAATGTGGGCTGAGATCTCAGACTTCTCAGATGTACAAATCCAAGAACTCCTTGGCAAGACAGCAGATGAAGTAGGAGCAGAAAAGAAACTCGCTCAGATCAACGAAGGAATGGAGGAATGAGCAGTAGTAGATTCGATGGATGACGATCACCAAGTATATATCCGCTATATACAGACAGCAGACCCATCAAAACTCAAGGATGACGCTATGGATGCACGATACGAGGCTATCAAGCTCAAGGCAGAGGAAATGAATGGAATGGCTGGACAAGTATGAGCAGAACAAGCAGGAGCAAGTGCCAATAGTGCAATGATGACTAGTAGTATGTTGCAATGAGGATCACAAGTAGCCACTAACCTTTGAACATAATGGAAGAAAATACAATCAGTTGATTAGTTAATAGTGATTTATTCCTACTATTCGAAGCCTATGTACGGCAGGAGGTAAAGAACAATAAAGAGAAAGCCTTTCAATCAATATCTACAGATAAAATTGATATAGAAAGTGCCAATCGAGCAAAATTCTATGAAGAGTGTATCAATATTCCTAGAAACCTACTCGCAGCGAAGAAAATGAATAAAAACAAAACAAATATATAGATTCTCAGATCATAATAGAAAAAACTAGACAAAATCTAATTATCACTATTATGATTTATAGAGTTTATATC